CTTAGAGAAGAGATACTATCATTTCAAAGTCAATATCCAGCTCGAGTTCACTACAGCCGATAGGAACATAAATGCCAACACGTCAATACTCGTCCCGTAGCCAACAGTCAACACTGACTAGTGCTATTACCGCAGGTGCTGCTACTATATCTGTAGTATCAGGCACAGCCTTGCTTGGTGGTGTAACAATCCCCGCAGGTAGAACATATACATTAGTCATAGACGTTGATACTGCCCTTGAAGAAATTGTAGATGCTACGGCGGTATCTACCAATACCTTTACGATTACCAGAGCCATTGATGGCTCATCTGCACAGTCACACTCAGCAGGTGCTGTAGTAAGACATATGGCTATCGGTAGAGATTTCCGTGATGCCAACCTACATACTCAGGCTTCTGCTTCTTATAATGATGGCGCAGGTAATGCCCAGTCAATGCACGGGATTGGTTCTGGCGAAGGTGATGTAGTAGGTACAGACAAGACACAGACCCTTACTGCCAAGACTCTTACCAGCCCTACAATTTCTAACCCTACCTTTACTGGTACGCCGCTTGCTGCTGCAAGCATATCTTTTGAGGGTGCTACGGCTGATGCCCACGAGACTATCCTGACTGTAGTTGACCCTACTCAGGACAATACAATCACCCTACCTAATACCACAGGTACGGTAGTCATTGTTGATGCTACCCAGACCCTGACCAACAAGACCCTGACCAGCCCTACCATCTCTGGTAGCCCTGTCATCACTGGTCTATCTAGCGCAGGTATGTCTGCTTCCTCGGCTGCGCCGAAGGATTATGTAGATAGCATTCTAGGTTCAGCCACGTCTGCAGCCACTTCAGCAGCATCGGCTGCTACAAGTGCTACTTCTGCTGCTACCAGTGCTACAAGTGCCTCTAATAGCGCCACAGCCTCGGCATCAAGTGCCTCAGCAGCAGCCACAAGTGCTACTAGCGCAGCCACCTCGGCTACTTCTGCAGCGGCTTCTGCCACAGCAGCGGCTACTAGTGCAACTAGTGCTGCAGCCAGTGAAGCAGGAGTCACAGCCTCCGCTTCTGCTGCCGCAACTTCTGCTGCTTCGGCTAGCACCTCTGCTTCTTCTGCCTTAACCTCGGCTAACTCAGCCAGCACATCGGCTTCCTCTGCCTCAACATCGGCTAGCAGTGCTGCAACATCTGCTACCTCAGCAGGGACCAGCGCTACAAGCGCTGCTGCTAGTGCTACTGCTGCTGGCACATCTGCCTCTAGTGCTTCTACTTCTGCATCATCTGCCCTGACCAGTGCCAACTCTGCTGCTACTTCTGCAGCCAGTGCTGCTGCTGCTGTTGCAGCATCCTTTGATGCAAAGGGTGATTTACTAGTAGGAACAGGGGCACAAGCCTTTGACCAACTAACAGTCGCATCAACTAACGGATACATCTTATCTGTTGCTTCTACTACAGCAACAGGACTTCAATGGATTGCTGCTGGCACTGGAACAGTATCTAGTATTACTGCTGGAACTGGATTAAGTGGCGGAACAATAACAACTACTGGAACTATTGCTATTGACTCAACTGTAGCAACACTTACTGGTAGCCAAACTTTAACTAATAAAACTTTAACTGCTCCTGTTATTTCTAGCATTTCTAATACTGGAACTGTAACTTTACCTACTGCTACAGATACTTTAGTGGGTAGAGCAACTACAGATACTCTTACTAACAAGACTTTGACTACTCCTGTAATTGCTTCTATAAGTAATAGCGGAACGATTACTATACCAACTGGTACAGATACTTTGGTAGGTAGAGCAACTACAGATACTCTTACTAACAAAACACTTACATCACCTACCATTACAACTCCAACTCAGCGCCTTACTTTAAACGCACAGACTGGAACTACTTATACTCTGGTTGCTGCTGATGCTACTTACAAGCTCGTCACAGCATCTAACGCTGCAGCAATTACTATAACAGTACCACCAAGCGTATTTACTGTAGGAGATGTTATTAACGTACAGCAAATAGGAGCAGGACAAGTAACGTTTTCTCAAGGTTCTGGTGTGACTATCACATCAACTGGAGCAACTTCGACTGCTCCTAAACTTAGAGTACAATATAGTTCTGCTTCAATTATCTGTACTACTACAAGTACAGGCTTTACTATCGTAGGAGATATTGCTTAATGTCAATTCTAGGAATTATCGCCAGTTCTAAGTTTGGAGATGTTGGCGACTTTGAGTCTATTGCTACTGTAAGCCTAAGTAGTAGTGCTGCCACTGTGGAATTTACTTCTATACTTGGCACATATAAACATTTGCAATTAAGATATATTGCTAGAAACGCAACGGCGGCTTATTTTGTTCGGTTACAGTTCAATAGCAATACAACTGCATCAAATTATTCTTATCATATTCTCAATGGCACAGGTGCAGCGGTTACTGTTGGCGCTGGAGCAAATGAGGGCTATAACTACGCACCTAGACAATCCACCGCCACTAGCACTTTTGGCGTTGGTGTAGTGGATATTTTAGATTATGCAGATACTAATAAAAATACAACCATTAGGGGTTTGGGTGGATATGACAATAATGGCTCTGGCGATTTAGATTTTCTTTCTGGTGCGTTCTATCAAACCGCCGCAATAACTTCAATCCAGATTTCTGTTGCAGGTGGTTCTTATCAACAATACTCCCACTTCGCCCTCTACGGAATACGGAGCGCATAATGCCTATAACTTATGAACCGATAGCAACAACAACGCTGGGAAGCGCTGCTGCTGATGTAACCTTTTCTAGTATTAGCGGTAGTTATACTGATTTGGTTTTAATAATAGATACCGCTATGTCCAGTTCTGGTGCAACTGTTTATATTCGCGTTAATTCTGATTCAGGTAGCAATTATTCAACAACTACACTTTATGGAAATGGCACAAGTGCATTAAGCGTAAGGCTAAGCAATAACACTAATGGGATGATGGTAGGACCTTATGACGGATTTAGCACAGAGAGGTTAAATGCTATTTGTCATTTTATGAATTATTCTAACACGACTACATATAAAACTATGATGAACAGATTTAACCAATCTGACAAATCAACCGATGCAAGTGTTAGTTTGTGGCGTTCTACTTCTGCAATTACTACAATTTTTGTTAGAAATAACAGTTCGCAAACTTTTGCCTCAGGCTCAACCTTCACCTTATACGGCATAAAGGCGGCATAATGGCTAACACATATACGGCAATAGCCACAGTAACTGCTACTACTAGTGTGGCTAATATAGAATTTACTAGCATACCTGCTACTTATACTGATTTGTTGCTTCTTTATTCTATTCGTTCTGCTGGTAGTTATGATAATGTTTCTATAAGATTTAATAGCAATACTTCATCTTATTCAACTCGCAGATTGCTAGGCAACGGTTCTTCTGCTAGTTCTGATACAACTTCAGGCGTTTCAGGTAGTCCAGGCACGGCTGCTCTTTGCGGTGCTATTCCTGGCACATCTCAAACTGCCAACACTTTTGGTAATCAATTAGTTTACATTCCAAATTATGCTGGCTCAAATAATAAAAGTGTTAGTTGCGATAGCGTAGATGAAAACAATGCATCAGGCGCGAATGCAGAAATGACGGCTTCTTTATGGTCTAATTCTGCGGCTATTACTAGTATATTATTATTAGGTTATCACGGAAACAATTTTGCTCAATACTCAACAGCAACCCTATACGGAATCAAGAACTCCTAACGAAAGGAAAACAATGCCACATAAACTAATCGTAGATTGCTCAACTGGAGTGACTACTGAGGTAGAACTAACTGCCGAAGAAGTTGCTCAGCGCGAGGCAGATGCAGTTGCCTTTGCAGAAATCAAGGCAGCAGAGGAAGCAGCAGCACAGGCTAAGGCAGATGCTAAGGCATCAGCACAAGCCAAACTAGCAGCACTTGGTCTGACCGCAGACGAAATCGCAGCACTTAACTAAGTAAGAAAGCAGGGGACAATGATACAAAAACAAGAGACAGTGGCTATCGGTTGGTGCGACAATGGCACCACTGATGGCAAGTTTACTGAAGGGTTAATGACAGCAGTAATTGCTGGTCCTAACAATGGTATGCGCTTTACTACCAGCATACGTGTGCAGGGTAATCAGATAGGCAGACAACGCCAGATACTCTTTGATTACTGGGCAGATAAACTTAAGACAGACTGGATACTATGGGTAGATTCAGACATAGTTCTAAGTCTTGAGGCTATCCAGAAACTCTGGCAGACAGCCGATAAGATTAATAGGCCAGTAGTCAGCGGTGTTTACTTTATATCCAAGGAGAACGAGGGCAGTCTTATGCGCCCGTTCCCAGTTCTATTTGATGATGTAGATGAGTTTCAAGTCCGCTATCACCACCCATTACCTGACAACCAAGTAATCAAGGTTGACTGTGCAGGGTTTGGCTTTGTTCTAATGCACAAGTCTATTATTCCTAAACTGCGTGAAGCACACCCTGGTAAGGGTATGTTTATGGAGACTGGTGATGGTAAAGATGAGCATTTTGTCGGCGAAGATATTATCTTCTTCCGCCGTATGAAGGCAGCAGGGATACCACTACACGCCCATACTGGAGCACTGGTAAAGCATATGAAACGCTTTAGCGTTGACTATGACTACTATGCATTGTATTGGGCTAACGAACATTTAAAGACAAAACTTAAGGAACAAGAAAGTGCTTGAGTTTCCTAACTGGTTTGAAATGACAGCCCAGAAAAACTTTGCAGACTTACTACTTAGACTATCTGATAAACCAGACTTAAAGTTCCTGCAACTAGGAGCCTTTACTGGTGATGCTAGTCTCTGGTTGCTTAACAATGTCCTTACCCAAGAAGGCTCTCATCTAACAGATGTGGATACCTGGCTTGGCTCTGATGAGAAAGCCCATCACGAGATGGACTTTAATCAGGTTGAGCAAGTTTATGACCAGAAGTTAAAGTCCTATACGAATGTGACTAAGTACAAAGGTAGAACCTTAGACTTTTTAACTACTGCAACACGGGACTATTATGATTTTATTTATGTAGATGCCGACCATACTGCCATAGGTGTTCTGCTAGATGCAGAACTGTCTTGGCTGTGTCTTAAGTCAGGCGGAGTATTAGCCTTTGATGACTATGAGTGGAGCGATGGGACAGGCGATGCTTATCGCCCGATGCCTGGTATCAATTCATTTCTTGAAAGACACAAAGATGAGTTAACTCTTATCTGTAAAAACTGGCAGTTATGGGTAGTAAAAAAATAAAAGGAGAATAAGTGGCTGGTCGTGATATTACAGAAGGTCGTGCTGAACGTGCGATTGCTGTTGATGTTGGTGTAGTTGCTACTGATGCTATCTGGCAGAATACTGATATAGCTTATGATGTTGCTATCGGTGGTATGCCATTCATCTATGCCATCAATGATGAAAACCCCTATGTCCGCCAGACTGCTCCTTACAGAAAAGAACAATTCGATAATCAACCTGAGCCTGGTGAGCAGACGCTCACTGGTTGGTGGATTAGAAGCCAGTCTTCCTTTCACGAGGGGGCTGGCATTACTTTTTATGACCCAGCACTTATCCCTGGTGAGGGCACATCTCGTTTTGCAGATAGCCAAGGGGTAAATGTCTGGACAGAAGGTGAAGTAACCCTTCTAAATGACACAATAGAAACCTATTCGACTAGCAGTACTCCTGTAGTTATAGGCACAAATGATGGCACTAATGACTGCATTGTATTTAGTGATGGTATTGCCCTTAAAAAAATTACTATGGCAGTGGATACACCTACTACTAGTACATACACTGTATCTCCAGCGCAGACTACAGATACTTTTGTAAGTATAACTACAGATGGAACTAGATACTTTGCTGCTTGCAGTAGCGGTATCTATGTCGGTGTCACTAGTGCTACTACATCTAGCGGAGTTATTAACGCAGTAGGTACTAATGATGTGATTGTAAAGTTTGTTAAGCAACGTTTGATGGCTGGTGTAGCAAATGGTATCTATGGACTTAACCCTAATACAACTCCTTCTACTACCCTTCCAGGCACAGCGCTACCTACTGTTATCTTTTCTCATCCTTCTAGTACCTGGGTATGGACCAGTATCTGTGAAGGACCTAATGCTATTTACTATGCTGGCAAGAACCGCACTAATAGTTCTATCTTTAAGATTGGCTTGACTACAGGGACAACTGCTTTAGGTTTTCCTAACTTGGCTACGCCTACTGAGATAGCGCAGTTCCCCGTCACTGAGATAGTCAATGCTATAGATGTATACCTTGGTACCTATATGGTTATCTGCACTAGCAAAGGCGTTAGAGTCGCAGCAGTCCAAGATGATGGCAGTATTAAGTATGGCCCTATAATTATTGAAGGTGACTTCAAAGGCATAGCATTCAGAGATAGATTTGCTTATGTATCAGGGCTGGTTGGTACTGAGGCAGGACTGTATCGTATTGATTTATCTGTAGAATTAGGGGCATTACTCTTTCCGTTTGCTAAAGATTTAGTTGCTACCAATACTACATCTACTGCTGCAAGCATAGCTTTCCTAGGCTCTAGCGATAGGGTGGCTTTTGCTGTAACAGGTGATGGTATCTGGATAGAAAAAGATACAGAAAAAGTAACTAGTGGTTTTATAAAAACAGGATTCATTAGGTACAACACACTAGAACCTAAAAACTTTAAGCGTCTAATAGGCCGTGGTGTATTTACCTTCGGCTCTCTATCTCTACAGACAGTAGACTCAGACGGCTCAATATATGAT